GGTGATGCCGGTCCCGCGCAGGTCCAGGTCATCTTCAACCGTCATGTTCTTGGACGCCTGGAAATCGGCAACGCTCATGTTCTTGCCGTTGATGCGAATGGTCTTGGTCATGTTTATTCCCCCAGCTTGTCGATGTTTTCGCGGTGAACGGTGAAGGTCAGGGCCACCACGTCGGGATCCTCGCCGTTGACGCGCGGGCCGTGCAGGCTGTCCCACAGGCAGACATAGGCCATGGCCGGATCGTCATAGGCTTCATCCACGGGCGTGCCGGGAATCCAGTGGTACACGGGCATGATGGTGGTCAGCCGCCGAATGCCGACGCACTGGATTCCCTCGGCCAAGGCGTCGGCTTCGGTGATGTCGCACAGCGGCTGCTGGCGAACGTCCGTCACCACCAGCGTCAGGCGAGAGGCCCAGCGCGGCATGTGGATCGAGGGGCACACCTTGCGGTCCCAGGTGCCGTTCCCCTCCGGGGTGCGGGTTCGCGCGTTCGGGTCCGTCGCCATGTGGAAGGCATAGTCGTTGCCCGTCCGCTGGGACTTGTAGACCACGCAGCTTTCCCGGACCCACAAGCGGTCCCCAGCCCTCACCTTCTGCCAGGGCGAAGGACGAGACACCGTGAAGGTGCCCGCGCTGTCTTCCTCGGTCTTCCAGCCGCGCAGTTCATAGTCTTCCAGTTCCTCACTGGACAGCGGAAGACCACCGGCCATGTCCTTCCACGCCAGCCGCCGGGTCTGGGTTTTCTGGCCGTCCAGCAGGGCGCGCACCATGGGCGCGCTGAAAATGACGGGAATGTCCTTCATCGGGCGGCCTCCGCAAGGGCGATGTCCAGTTCCCCCAGGGCGGCGGCGTTGACCACGGCGATTCCGGCTTCGGGATCCTCGGACACGATGGAGTTCAGCAGGTGGCGGGCGGCGGCCAGCACGTCCGGCGGGTCCGTCACCAGACGGATGGCGCGCGCCCGGTTGCGCGGCCGCACGATGCGGCCTTGCGCTTCCAGGCCGTCCAGCAGCCGGTGGATGCTGGACTTGGACGACAGGTTCAGGCCCGCCTGGATGTCGGCGAAGGACGGGCTTTCGGACCGGCTGGCGAACCAGCCCTGCAAGAACTTCAGCAGTTCGGCTTGGCGCTGCGTCATCACTCGTCCCCCTGGAAGGCGTTCCGGCGGGACACGGCGGCGGCCATGATGTCGTCATACAGCTTGGACTGGACCGCCTTGGCGTTGCCCAAGGGCGTGGTGTTGGCCTTCATCCAGGAATCCACCTCGTCCCCGGTGGCGGCGGTGTTGATGCGATCGATCAGCAGCGCGCCCCAGCCGCGCCAGTCGAACTTGTCCCCGTTGACGCGGGGAACCGGGATCAGGCCGGGGGTGGTGGGAACCTCGGGCGCGGCCTTGGCCTGGGTGGTGCTGGTCATGTCCAGGGTGCCCTGCCCGGAATCCTGGCCCTGCAAGTGCAGGCGGTCGCAGGCGAGGCTGTAGGCGTCGTGGACCTTCTGGGCCTCGGCTTCCTGGCCGATTTCGCGCAGGCGGGCCAACTGGCCGCTGTTGCATTCCCACACGCCGTCCAGCATGGCCTTGTTGGGCGCGGCCTCGATCAGGCCAATGAAACGGTCGGTCCAGTCGTCCCAGGCGTGTTCCGACACCTGCCCGTCCGAATCGGTCAACTCGAACGGGTCCGGCTGGGGTTCGGGGTCGGGATCGGGCACCACGTCCACCACCGGGCCGGTGGCGCGGCTGGCGCGGGCGGCGCTGGTGCGGGTCGGACGGTCCGGGGCCGGGGCGGCGGTATAGGTGCCGTCCGCCTGGGCCACCAGTTCGCCGCCGTCGATGACCTCTTCCGCGCTGCGCAGGCCGCGCAGCACGTCGGGGAAGGCGTCGCGCAAGGCCCAGGACCGGGCGCGCATCTTCAGCATCCGCTGGGGGTATTGCTGCCACGGGCCTTGCTTGCTCCACAGGCCCGCCTTCTTCGCCATGGCGATGGTGAAGCGGCCGATGGTGGCGGTGGGCTGGCCCTGGCGATGCACCGTGCAGATGGCGGCCATGTCCTCGCCCTGGCCTTCGTAATGTTCCTCGATGTCGTCCAGCAGGCCCGAGTCCCGGACCAGCGCCAACATGCCGTCACCCCACACCGACGGCATCCCGTTGATGACGGCGATGGATTGCAGGGCGGCCAGCGGGCGCAGGCCGACTTCCAGGCCGTGCATGATGCCCACTTCCACCATGGCCTTGTTGGGGCGGCCCTGTTTGTCCAGGTAGGACTTGGGCACCCAGTTGGCGTTGCACAGTTTGTCGGCCAGCGTCTCGATGGCCTGATAGGAATCGGGGATCAGGAAGGCCGGGGCGCGGAAAGCGGAGGTGGTCAAAGCGTTGCTGGTCATGGTTCCCCCTTAGCGGATGCTGGTGGTGGTTTCCTGGAAGATGCGCAGGCCGGGGATGTCGCGGACCCCCGCCTTGATGGCGTCGCGCACCGCCTTTTCGTCCAACTGCATGAAGCCGCGCGGCACGGCGGCGATGTCGGCAACCTCGAAGGTCCACCGCTTCACCTGCGTGACGATCTGGCCGTAATCGGAGCGGGCGCGGGCCGGGCCGTCCATGGCGGTGGCCTGGGACGCCAGCGCCTGCGCGGCCTGCACGTCCTCGGCGGTCTGGGCCTGGGCCGCGCGTTCTGCCGCCTCGCGTTGCAGGCGTTCCCGTTCCTTGGCCTGGGCTTCGGCCTTGGCGCGCAGGAAGGCGTCCAGCTTGCCGCGCACGGCGGCCTTGGCCCCGTCCAGCGGCGCGGCCAGCCCCTTGAAGAAATCGTCCACCGCCTTGCCCAGGTCCATGAACGGCTGCTTTTCCGCCTTGCGGCGGTCCTCGGCCTGCTTCTGCGCCTCGGCGATCTGTTTGCCCAGCAGGGTGGCCTTGGCGGCGGTGTCGTCGTCGGTGATGTCGGGAACGCGCCCGGCGGCGGCGGACAATTCGGCGATGCGGTGGGCCAGTTCGCCAGACTGGTCCGCCAGCCGGTCTTTCAGCAGGGCCATTTCGCTGGGCGGGTTGTTGTGCCCCAGGGGGGCGGCAGGCATGTGGTTCATGGTGGTGGTTCTCCGGTTGGCTCAGAAGGCCGGGGGCGGCAGGGCGGTGATGTCCACCGCCCGGCGGGGGTTGGCTTCGGGGGCGTGGGGCGCGTGCGTCTTGGCCCAGTCGGAAACGGCGGTCAGATAGGCCCATTCGTCGCGGTCGATGACGCGGCCGCTGGTCCAGACCTGGAAGGGATCGGCGTCCCTGCCATCGATCAGCGCGGCCAGCGGCGCGTGCCGGTCGATGGCCTGGAACGTCTCGGGGTGCGGCTCGAACGGGCAAGGGCGATAGATCAGCGCCGCCACCCAGGGGCCGCCCTTCACCAGCTTGGTCTTGAAGAAGCCGGGTTCGGGCTTGCTGATGTCGCGGGCCATATCAGCCACCCGTCACCGCCCAGGCGACGATTCCCCAGAACAGGACGACGCCGACGAAGGACACGATTCCGGCCAATTGGGCGCAGGCGCTGAAGACGCGCATGGTCAGGCCCTCCAATTGGACAGGATGAAGTTGCGGTGCCGGTCATCGATCCGGTTCCAGGCGTCCTTGATGAAGCCGCGATAGCTGGGCGGCATCCGTTCCATGGCCTCGGGCGTGCCGACGGCAAGGCACACCGAAATCATTTCCCCGGTGGACAGGTAGCCGTGTTCGTCCAGAACCTCGGCCCCGCGCTGGGTGGCGTCGTCCACGATGTCTTGCAGGCGCTGCATGATTGGTCCCTCCCTATTCGGCGGCCAGGGGAAGGGCGGCGGCGGGCTTGTCCCGCAACTGCCACCAGTAGCGGTTCCACTTGCGAAACTCGCGGAAGTAGAAGGCGATGTCGGAATAGCCGTGGTTCCACAACTCGGCGCGCTTGGCCTCGGGCAGGTGGTCGTAACCGCCGTCCTCGATGGTGGCGCGGCGCTTGCGCACGCCCCGGATGGTGCTGGTTGCCATGTTGGCGAAATAGCGGCGCATCCCGTTGGCGCGGGACCGTTCCTGGGCGCGGTACGAGCCGAAGCGCAGGAGGTTCAGTTCCTCGGGCGGGATGGGGCCGTCATAGCGCAGTTCCAGTTCCGCCAGGGCATCAAGGTCCATCGCTGGCCCCCAGGTTTGTGGTTTGTCCTGGGGATGGAGCGTATTTCACATTCAGTGAACTCGTCAAGGCGAAAAGTTCAGTGAATGTGAATTTGGATTCCGGCGGGTCATGCCGTGTGGTCCGCCCGGCCATCATCCTGGCGAAAAATCCGCTGATTTTTTTGCAGTTTTTGGAATCGGTGAACGCTCAGAAAAGCGTGCGCTTTCTGGTGCTGGTTCTGCCTATTAACTTATTGATATTGCTGAATTCAGTATAACCCAGCAGGTTATTTGCGGGATACCTGTGGGTTAACCCAGATCGAACCCAGAGGCAAAGCCCCCAACCCCATACTCTATTACTCACTTCGTTCGTAATAGGAGAGTAGAGAGGCGCGCACGGTGCGCGGGCACCTGCATGGAGGGGGATGGATGTCGCGGTGGCGGGATGGTGGCGGCGAACACATGGCCGCCCCTGCCCGCTGGACGGGGCGCTGACTGGCGAAAGAGAGTTGTCCGCCCCCCCAGTCATCAGGGCGCTTTCGGGGCGCTCCACGCCCCGCAAATCGTGTTTCTACCGTGGGGCGATGGTTAGAAAATCCACCGCAAGATCAGCCAGTAGATCGGCCAGATCGTGGACAGAAAAATGTTGATCGGTATGGCTATAATCCAGTTCCACGAATTGTATATGTGCCCATCAAAAAATGTGAGAAACACAAAGGTTGCGGCGTCAGCCAACATGAAGGGGATCAATATAAATCTGCTCATATCATTTTCTCCGCAGGCTTATCTTTCATGATATTTCCGCGCATTGTTTCCTAAGTATATGTCTTTATTGAATTTCTCCTGTTGCTGGTATCCATATCCGCCTGGGGGTGTGTAACCGGGCTGAAGCGTTCCACGCGGCGCAGGGTCGCCCAGGCGATCCCCGTAGCCTCCCAATGGGGTGCCGTTCCGTTGCTGGAATCGGTAGTTCTCGGCCGAGTGCCGTTCCCGCGCCTGATCGATTGTTTCAAAAGGGTTGTTGCGGGTCTGCGCCCATGCCGCCGTAGCGATGGTGGCGAAGAAAATTGCACCAAAAGCAATAGCCATCTTCATTTTCAGCCCCCACCAGTTGTATGCATGGTCAAAATTTTTTAAACCGTCCTCGCGCAGGGAAAATTACGACGCTTCGCGTAGAACTTTACTCGCAATGGAATAGGGAAGCCCGGATGGATCCCCGGCATATATCCAATCCAGGGTGATCCCGAACGCTTCTTTAAGCCGTGCGGCCGCTGCAACATCAACCATGGACTTTCCATTCTCCCATTGAGAATAGGTGTTCGGCTGCACGTTGATTGCTTCGCACACTTCCTTTGCCGAAAGCCCAAGTGCAATCCTTGCGGTTTTTAATCGCTGGCCTGCCTGCTGGATGAAGTCTGGCGGACGAGATGGTTTCGGCATGTTCCAATGCTATTCATTCCAGAGGCCAACCGCAGTTCAAAAGTTCACATTGACTGAATTCACTGAATGTGAATATCCTTTGGCCTATGACGATCAATGACCTCATAGACGCCTTAGGCGGAACATCGGCAATGGCTCGCATCTTCGGGGTGCGCCCCAGTGCCGTAAGCAACTGGCGCAGGGATGGATTCCCTGACCAAGCCTCGTTCTATTTTCGGCTTCGGAGTGAGGCCGAACAACGCGGCATACAGGTGGATGACCACCTTTTCGCCTCGTTCATCCTGCCGCCTCCCACCAGTCCGGTCCATTCCAACGCGACGGGGGTTTCGGAATGAAACGCCGCGATCCCCAAGGATTTGGCGACGCCGTTGTCCGCATCCTGGGCGACCTGACCGCCGAAGTGTGCGCCGGGGCCGTCGGCAAGTCGGCGTCGCTGGTGCGCAAGTGGTCGGACGACGATCAGGACGCCCGGCCCAACATCGAACAGGCGTGCGCCCTGGACAGCCTGCATGTGTCCGAGGGCCTGTCCACGCCGGAAACCGCGCCCATCCTGTCGGTGTGGCTGCGCCGCCTGCAAGTGGCGGCGGCCGGTGCGCCCTCGCGGGTGGGCGACATCCTGACCGAATTCCTGGACGTGCCCCGCGCCGTCGGCCGTCTGGCCGACCTGATCCGCGAAAGCACGGCGGACAACATCATCACCCCGCGCGAACGCTTGGACATCCGCCAAGCCATCGCCACCGCGCGGCGGGAACTGGACGAACTGGAAGCAGCGGTAGAGGCGGAAAGCGCGCGGCACCAGCCCCGCGCCGCCGAATAGCGCCCGCGTCCGAGGCGTGGCCGGGGCGATGGACCGGCCGCATTCGGCGTAGCCCGGTTCCGTGGGTGGACTCCTCGGCGCGGTTCCCGCGTCGGAATAACGGACAGGGGGCGCGTGGTCCGTCCCAGCACACCAAGCCGCCCTGCCGAAGGGGGGCACGCCCGCTTCTGGATCGAGAGGGGAAAGCCAATGAGCGAGGGAAAGAAGACCATGGGAGCCGGGAGGATGCTGTTTGGCGTCACCCTGTCCCTGTCCAAGGCCCGCGCCACCCAGGGGGTGACGCAAGCGGCGCTTGCCTCGCGCATCGGTGTGAGCCGCCAAGCCATCACGTCTTGGGAAGACGGCCGGGTGACGCCTTCCACCGACAACCTGTTCCGCTGGGCCGCCGCCCTGGGCGTCACCATTGCCGTGTCGGAGTCCTGAGCGTGGACGGCCTGCCCCTCTTCCATTACCGCGCCATCCTGGCGGACCCGCCTTGGGCCTTCATCACCCGATCCATCAAGGGGAAGGGGCGAAGCCCGGAACAGCACTATCAATGCATGGACATGGACGCCATCAAGGCCATGCCAGTGAGGAACCTTGCCGCGCCGGACTGCGCGCTGTTCCTGTGGGTGACGGATCCGCTGTTGCCGCTGGGCTTGCAGGTCATGGAAGCCTGGGGCTTCACCTTCAAGACGGTTGCCTTCACCTGGGCCAAGCGCACCAAGCTGGACAAGGACTGGCATATGGGGTGCGGTTATTGGACCCGTGCCAACCCGGAAATGTGCCTGCTGGGCACCATGGGCAAGCCGCAACGCCTTGCCCGCGACGTGCGGCAGTTGGTGGTAGCCCCTGTGCGCGAGCATTCGCGCAAGCCGGACGACATTCACCAGCGCGTTGAACGGCTGGTGTCCGGCCCGTACCTGGAACTGTTCGCCCGCCAGCGCCGCCCCGGATGGGATTGCTGGGGGAACGAAACCGGCAAGTTCGAGGGGGCGGCATGACGGCCGGTGTCTCCATAGTGAGCTATGGCGGTGGCACCAATTCGACGGCCATGCTGATCGGTATGGCGCTCCGAGGCGAGCGGCCCCCCCATGCCATCCTGTTTGCCGACACCGGGGGCGAACGGCCGGAAACATATGCCTTCATCGACACTTTTTCCGTGTGGCTGGAAAGGCAGGGATACCCGCGCATCACGCTGGTGCATCGGGTCAACGCCATGGGCGAAAAACTGACCCTGGAAACGGACTGCCTGGACAAGAACGCTTTGCCCAGCATCGCTTACGGCTGGAAGACGTGCAGCCAGAAATTCAAAATCCAGCCGCAAGACAAATGGTGCAACAACGATCCCGTGGTTAGGGCCGAGTGGAAGGCCGGGCGTAAAGTGGTGAAGGTTATCGGATATGACGCCGACGAACCGCACCGCGCTAAAGATTTTGCGGATGAGAAATATTCGTTTCGGTTTCCCTTGATCGAATGGGATTGGGGGCGGGACGAATGTGTGCGCGCCATCCATGAAGTTCAGTTGATCCAGCCTGGGAAATCTTCGTGCTTCTTTTGCCCGTCCATGCGGCCGTCTGAAATCAAGGCCCTGGACCAGCAGCACCCGGACTTGATGCGCCGCGCCTTGGCGTTGGAGGCCAATGCGGACCTGACCAGTCTGAAGGGCCTGGGCAGGGACTGGTCTTGGCGCGAAGTCATGGCCCAGGGTGACTTGTTCCCCAGCAGCTTTGTGGTTCCGTCGCGGATCCCGTGCGGGTGCTATGACGGGGAGGCCGCCGAATGAGCAAGGCCCCCGCAATGCCCATGTTCGTGGGCGACATGATGGCCGACACGGCGGACCTGTCCGCCGAAGAGTTCGGGGCCTATCACCTGATCCTGTACGCCACTTGGCGCAACAACGGCCAAGCCCTGCCCGACGACGATTCCCGCATGGCCCGCGTCTGCCGCATGTCGGCCTGCCGGTGGCGCAAGGTGCGCCCGACGCTGGAACGCTTCTTCGACCTGACCGGCGGGGCGTGGCGGCAAAAGCGGCTGGAAAAAGAGTGGGATTACGTTCAGGACAACGCGCGCCGTTCCCGCGAGAACGGGAAGAAGGGCGGGCGTCCTAAGTCATTGAAAAACAACGAACAGGAAAACCCAGCGGGTTTTCCCCAGGTTCAGTCCCAGGATACCCGGAGCAAAAGCCCCCAGCCCCAGCCCCATACTCAGAAGGAAGAGAGAGTAGAGAGGGCGGCCCGCCCCGGACCCGAGGAGCAAGGGGATAAAAAGGTGGCGGTGGAAATCATCGCGGCCTTTGACGAAGCGAGGGCGCACGCCTTCGGCGATTCCATGCGGCGGCCCTGGCCAAGCCAGCTTGACCTGCCCACGGCACAGCGATGGCTGGACGCCGGGGCGGACATCGATCTGTGCCGGTCGGTGTTCGCCGCCAGCCACGCCCGCCGCGCCGCCACCGGCCAGACCCCGCCCGACACCCTGAAATTCCATGACCGCGCCATCGCCGACGCCCTGGCGACGCGCGCCCAACCCATGCCGGAAGGTAACGCCCATGGACCAGCTTCCCGCCACCCGGCCGCACGCGGCCCCGCCGAGCATAACAACCCGTTCTGCGCCATCGTCACCCAGGGACTCGGTGGTGAAGATGCTCGAAGATAGCACCACCCTTGTGACCGGCAGCGAGAACGAAGGCTTCGCCGTCAAGCTGGTGCCCACCACCTGGACGCCGCCGTCCGTCATCGACGCGGAGGAACGCGAGCAGGCCGCCCGGCTGCTGCACGTCCGCATGTCCGGGGCGGAACCGGCCTCGGACGACGACATCAAGAAGTGGCTGTCCAGCCTGGGCACGCTGGTGGCAAGCGGCAAGATGACCGTGGCGGACGCCCAGATGAAGCTGACCGCCTATGCCAGCCTGTTGGACGATCTGCCGCGCGGCTGCTTCGGCAAGGAATCCCTGAAGCGGGCGGGCAAGCGGTTCGACTGGTTCCCCACCTTCAAGGAAGTGGAAGCCTTCCTGGCCGAGGAACATTCCCGCTTCCGCACCAGCATCCAGCGCCTTCAGGTGCTGGTCAACCTGCCCGAGGGCAAGGCCCTGCCGCCGCCCCCGCCGCGCCCGGCCGCGCTTCCCCGTCCGGCCAACCCCAACGCCAAGCTGCTGAAGGACATGAGCGAGGACGAGCGGGAAGCGTTCTTCGCCGACCTGGACCAGCGGGTGCCCGGCTGGCGCAGCGGCCCCATGGTCGCCATCGCCGAGAAAGTTGAAACCGCCACGAAAGGACAGAACGATGGCTGATTACACGCCCGAGCAATTGGAAAAGGTCATGGCCGCCATTCGGCTGCTGGACCCCGCCAACGATTCCCTGTGGACCGGAGACGGCAAGCCCCAGTTGAAGCCGCTGAAGAAGCATACCGGCTTCGACGTGTCGCGCGGCATGTGCGACGCGGCCTTTCCCGGCTTCGTTCGGCCCGCGTCCGCCAACCCCGACGCCGCCGCCTCGCTGCTGCGTCCGGCGGTGGACCTGTCCGACGTTGCCGCCGACCCGGCCGCCGTTCCGCCCGATGTGGCCGCCCGTGGGGCCGAGGTGATGAACGCGCTGAAGGGCCAGCCCGCCGCCCGCCGGGTCCGCCCCTCGGGCTTCCGGGTCAACTGGCCGCGCGAATGAAGGGCCATGCCGAGGCGGCGGCGCTGATCCGGGCCGGGGCCACTTGGTCCCCAGGGGCGTGGACGCCCGCCCGCTGCGCGCTGTGGCACGCCTCGGACGCCGAAACCAAGGCGAGGCTGGAACGCTGGGTGGACGCCGAACGCGGGCGCGAACGGTGCCACCCAGGCCAGCTTCCCGCACTCGACGGATAGGACATGGGGACACTGACCGACAAGCAACGCGCCTTCGTGCAGGAATATCTGGTGGACATGAACGCCACCCAGGCCGCCCTGCGCGCTGGCTACAGCGCCAAGACGGCCAACGAGCAGGGCGCGCGCCTGTTAGCGAATGTTAGCATCCAGGCCGCCCTGAAAGAGGCCATGGACGCCCGCGCCAAGCGGGTGGAGATCAGCGCCGACCGCGTGTTGCAGGAATACGCGCTGATCGCCTTCGCCGACATGGGCCGGTTCGTGCGGGTGGACGAGGACGGGGGCGTGTCCCTGGACTTCAGCGCCATCAGCGAAGGGGATTTGCGGGTGGTGTCGGAAATCACCCAGAAGCATATCCCGACCAAGGACGGCCCGGACATCGTGGAAACCAAGTTCAAGCTGCACGGCAAGCTGCCCGCCCTGGACGCCCTGGCAAAGCACCTGGGCCTGCTGAAGGAACGGGTTGAGCATTCCGCCGACGACGCGCTTACCACCCTATTGCGAGAAATCAACGGTGCAACGCGAGGACTACCAAAAGACCAAGGCTCTGCTGGGTGATTGGCGATGGAGGTTGAACAACCTCTATTACATCACCGACAAGAGCGGCGCGAAGGTCCAGTTCCGCATGAACTGGGCGCAGGAACAGTTGTTCAACGATATGCACTATCTGAACCTGATCCTGAAGGCCCGCCAGCTTGGCTTTACGACCTTCATTGACCTGTTCATCCTGGACGCCTGCCTGTTCAACGCGAACACGCGGGCGGGCATCATCGCCCACACCCGCGAGGACGCCGAGGAAATCTTTCAGGCCAAGATCAAGGATCCCTATGACAGCCTGCCCGAGGCCATCCGCGCCGCCATTCCGGCGACCCAGGACAGTGCCCGCAAACTGGGGTTCGCCAACGGGTCTTCCATCCGCGTGGGCACGTCCATGCGCTCGGGCACGCTGCAATACCTGCATGTGTCGGAACACGGCAAGATTTGCGCCCGCTATCCCGACAAGGCCAAGGAAATTCGCACGGGTGCCCTGAACGCGGTGGAAGCCGGTCAGTTCATCTTCATCGAATCCACCGCCGAGGGCCGCGAGGGCGATTTCTTCGACTTCTGCCAGACGGCGCGGGGCAAGGAAGAGGCGGGCAAGGAACTGTCGCCGCTGGACTTCCGGTTCCATTTCTATCCGTGGTGGCGCAACGCGGAATACCGGCTGGACCCGGAAGGCGTCTCGATCCCCGCCGACATGCAGAAGTATTTCGCCAGCCTGCGCGACAAGGGCGTCCACCTGGACCCGTCGCAATGCGCTTGGTACGCCAAAAAAGCCGAAATCCAGGGCGATGAAATGAAGCGCGAATACCCATCGACGCCGGACGAGTCCTTTGAAGCCGCCATCGAGGGGGCCTATTACGGCGCGCAGATCGCCCGCGCCCGCCGGGAGGGGCGCATCTGCAAGGTGCCGTGGGAACCGTCGGTGCCGGTCAACACCTTCTGGGACTTGGGTATGGACGACAGCACCACCATCTGGCTGCACCAGCGGGTGGGCAAGGAAAACCGCTTCATCGGCTATTACCAGAACAACGGCGAGACGCTGAACCACTATGCCAACTGGCTGCGCAGCCAGCCCTACACCTATGGGGAACACTATCTGCCCCATGACGTGAAGGTGCAGGAACTGGGATCGATGGGCGAGGACGGGCGGCCGCGCACCCGCGAAACCACCCTGAACAAGCTGGGCGTGCGCCCCATCGTGGTGGTGCCCCGCACCGCCAACCTGCTGGACGACATCGAGACGGTGCGCCAGACCCTGGCGTCCTGCTGGTTCGATGAAGAGGAATGCGCGGCCGGTATCTCGGCGTTGGAGAACTACCGCAAGGAATGGGACGACAAGATGGGCGTCTATAAGAGCTATCCACGCCACGACTGGGCCAGCCACGGGGCCGATTCCTTCCGCGCCTTCGCCACCGGCTACCGCCACCGCGACGCCCGGCCGGGCGTGGTGCAGGCCGATACCAACTTCAAGGTGTACTGACCCCATGACCCAAAGCACAGACAGGACCGAACCAAGCTGGATTGCCGTGTTCTGCGATCCCGACCCGCTGCCCGCCACCGCCAGCCGCAAGGACCGGCTGCTGTATTGGGCGCTGTCGGCCTTCCTGCGCCCCGGTTTCCGCCACGTCTTCCTGCTGCGCCCGGCCCACGGCTTCGCGGGCTGGGTGGTGGTCAACCCCAATTCCGCCTGCCTGGACGTGCTGGAAGTGGTGGGCGACGATTACATGGACCTGATCGTGGCCCAGGTGCGCGCGGGCCGCGCCACCACCGTGACGGTGCAGGCGGTGCGCCCCAAGACATGGCGGCCGCGACTGCTGTTTTCTTGTGTTTCAACGGTCAAGCATGTACTAGGTATTGCTGGACCTGCCACGACGCCGTGGCAGCTTTATTTGTCTCTCTTAAAGAACAATTCGTGAACAACTATCCGCAATGAGGTGCGCCATGGGTGGTTTCTTCTCTTCCCCGCCTGCCCCCGACACCAGCGCCGCCGACAAGGCCCGCGCCGACGCCGAGGCGGAAAAGGCCAAGCTGAAGGCCGAGAACGACGCCAAGCTCCGCAATCGCAAGAGCCGGTCCGGCGGCCGCGCGCTGCTGGCCTTCGCCGACGAACAGGGCGTGGTTGGCGGCAAGTCCAAGCTGGGCGAATGACCAACAGGGGGAGGGCGGGGCAATGAGCGCCACCAGCGGCCGGAAGTTCACCGAAGCCACCTTGCGGCGCTATGCGGCCGCCGAAGCCAAGCGCCGCCAATGGGACGGGTTGCTGGCCGACGCCTACCGCTATGCCCTGCCCAACCATGACCCGCGCGGCAACGCCACCCGAGGCCAGCAGCGCGACGTGGAAGTCTACGACAACACCGCCGTGCGCGCCGTCCAGTGGAAGAAGGCCAAGCTGCACGGCATGTTGTTCCCGCCCTATCGGGAATGGATGGATTTCCAGCCGGAACCCATGGTGTCCGGCGGGGCCAAGCTGGACGAAGCCGAGAAGCAGCGGTGGAAGGACCACACCGCCACCGCCCGCAAGAACTTTCATCAGGCCATCGAGAAGTCCAATTTCCATATCGAGATTGACCCGGCCTTGGCCGACAGCCTGATTTCCACCGGGGCCATCCTGGTGCATGAGGGCACCGACGAAGACCCGGTGCGCTTCGAGGCGGTGCCCATTTCCGAACTGATCCCCGAGGAAGGGGCGGACGGCGTGATCCGCACCGTGTTCCGCGAATTCCGCGTCCCCGGCCGCGACATCACCTTGCGTTGGGATGACGCCAAGCTGCCCGAGGACAAGGCGGCCGACATCCAGAAAGACCCGGACGCCGAACTGGACGTGGTGGAAGCCACCGTCTACGACCGCGAGGGCGACAGCTACGTCTATACCGTCTGGCTCCCGGACGGGGAAATCCGGCTGGTGGAGCGCCGTTTCGCCCTGTCGCCCTGGGTGGTGTTCCGCACCGACAAGGCCCCCGGCGAAACCATGGGGCGCGGCCCGGTGCTGAACGTCCTGGGCGACATCAAGACCGCCAACAAGGTGGTGGAACTGGTGCTGAAGAACGCCAGCATTTCCGTCACCGGCATCTGGCAGGCGGACGACGACGGCGTGTTGAACCCGGCCAACGTCAAGCTGGTGCCCGGCACCATCATTCCCAAGGCGGTGGGATCGGCGGGCCTGACGCCCCTGGAAGCGCCCGGCCGGTTCGACGTGTCGCAACTGGTGCTGCAACGCCTGCAAGAGAACATCGAGCGCGGCATTCAGGGGCCGTCCCTGCCGCCCACGGACGAGGGCGTGCGCACCGCCTATGAGATCGATCAGCGCCGCGCCGACGAACAGGCGGTGGAACTGCCGCTGTCCCTGCGCCTCTTGAACGAGTTGGACTATCCGCTGTCCATGCGGGTGCTGCACATCCTGTCCAGCCCCAAGATGGCGTCGTCCCGCTTCTATATCCCCGAATTCAAGTCCGGCGAATCGGTGGTGCGCCCGGTGCCCACCTCGCCGCTGGTCCGGCTTCAGGACATCGCCGACGCCGCCCAGGCCCATCAGGCTTACATGGCCGCGCTTCAGGCCGATCCACAGACCACGGCGGGCATCGTCAACCGCCCCAAGTATTTCCGCCGCTTCCTGGAACAGAACGGCTTCCCCCAGGAACTGTTCCAGTCCGACGACGATCAGGCCCGCTTTGAAGCCATGGTCCGCAACGAACAGGCCAAGTTGCAGGCGGCCGAACGCCAGCAGGCCGCGCAACAGCAGCAACAGCAGCAGCAGGCCATGGGGGTGGTGCAATGACCGACCGCCGGGACGACACCGCTGCCGAAGGCGGCCCCACCGCCGTGGCCTTGTTGTTCGCCCGCGTCTTCCGCGACGCCGACGGGGACAAGGCCCTGGCCCACCTGCGCGCCATGACCATGGAACAGGCGCTGGGGCCGAACGCCACGGATTCCCACCTGCGCCACCTGGAAGGCCAGCGTTTCACCGTGAAGTACATCACCAGCTTGGTTGAGAGAGGAAGGAAAGGGACATGACCGACACCGCGTTGATCGACATCACCACCGACGGCGGCCAGCAGCAGCAGGCCCAGGATCAGGGCCAGGGCCAGCAGCAGCAACAGCAGGCCGACGGCCAGGGCAAGGCCCCGCGCCTGTTCGACTACAAGGGCGAACGCATCGAGGTGCCGGACAATTTCTGGGACGGCGAGGCCAACGCCCCCAATGTCGGCGCGTTGCTGAAGGCCCAGGCCGACCTGCGCCGCCAGTTGTCGGACAAGCCCAAGGCCCCGGACGCCTACGAAATGGTGGTGCCCGACGGCTTCAAGGACAAGGTGAAGCCCAACGCCGAAGACCCGCGCTGGGCCAAGGCGCAAGCCTGGGGCAAGAAACACGGCCTGAGCCAGGACGCCATGACCGAATTGCTGGCCGTCCAGTTCGAGGCCGACGCCGCCAGCTTCGGCCAGGACGAGGAATTCAGCCGCGCCGAGGCCGCCAAGCTGGAACAGGCGCTGGGGGCCAACGCCGCCGACGAAAAGGCCAAGATCGGCCGGTGGGTCGGCAACCTGCTGGGCAACGAAATCCGCCAGGATCCCGAGTTGCTGGGGGAACTGAACATCCTGGCGTCCTCGGCCAAGGGCGTGCTGTTGCTCAAGACCCTGATGGGCAAGGTGGGTGAGAAGGGCATTCCCAGCGGCCGCGACATGGCCGACGCGCCCTTGACGGAAGACGCCCTGCGCAAGTTGCAGGCGGACCCCGATTACGCCACCAACCCCGAGAAGCAGCGCAAGGTCCGCGACGGCTGGGCGCTGCTGTATCCGGGCTGATTGTGGAACAGGCGAGAACTACTGTTCAAGTTATGTGAAATATTGCGTCGGCCCAGGATATTGTGTAAAAATCCCGAATGACCGGCATATCCTGGGCCGACCCGGTTATCCCAGCCCCGCCCGCCCGTGGGCGTCACCACGGCCAGCGGTAGCCCCGCCGTCCGGCATATCACTGGTACAGACCCGGATGTATCGACCCGCCGCGCGAGCGTCATTCGTGCGACCCAGGGACGATACCGCGCCGCTTTCCCTTTCCCGGCCCGCCTCCCGTCCTTGGTTGGTTGAACCCGATCCGAGGGCTACCCCATGACCAACGAAGTCGCAAAGTCCTTCATCAAAGAATACCAGACCGACGTTCATGTCGCGTACCAGCGCCAGGGCAGCAAGCTGCGCAACACGGTCCGCAACAAGTCGAACGTCACCGGCTCGTCCACGATCTTCCACAAGGTCGGCAAGGGCACGGCCAGCACCAAGGCCCGCCACGGCAAGGTGCCCACCATGAACGTCTCGCACGATCCGGTGGAATGCACCCTGTACGACTATTACGCGGGCGACTGGGTGGACAAGCTGGACGAGATCAAGACCAACATCCAGGAACAGAAGGTGCTGGCGAACGCCGGGGCCTATGCGCTTGGCCGCAAGACCGATGACCTCATCATCGCCGAGTTGGACAAGTCCACCAACTACGCCCTGGACGGCACCACCGCCCTGACCAAGGCCAAAATCCTGGCCGCCTTCGAGATGCTGGGCGAAGCCGACGTTCCCGACGACGGCGACCGTTTCGCCATCATCGGCTGGAAGCAGTGGTCCGACCTGCTGGAAATCCCGGAATTCTCCGACGCCGACTATGTGGGCGCGGACGAACTGCCGTGGAAGGGCACCCAGGCCAAGCGGTGGCTGGGAACCCTCTGGATGCCCCATTCCGGCCTGACCAAGGCCAGCAACGTGCGGCTGTGCCACTGGTACCACAAGACCGCCGTGGGCCACGCCTCGGGCAAGGATGTCACCTCGGACATCACTTGGCACGGCGACCGGGCCGCGCATTTCGTCAACAACATGATGTCGCAGGGCGCGGTGCTGGTGGATCCCACTGGCGTTGTCACCCTGCGCTGCCTCGAATCGTAAGGGGGGCGCGAACATGGCTTTTCTGTCGAAAGACCTGGAACTGCTGGCGGGCGGCGGCGGCGGTATCTCCATCTGGGGATACGTCACCGCCGACACGGCCGCCACCGTGGACACCGCCGGTTACTTCAATCTGGCGTCGTCCATGCTGAAGGTGGGCGACCGCATCCACATCAACGCTGGCGTCGGCGGCACTCCCGCCTACGGCATCATGGTGGTGAACGCCAATTCCGGCGGCGTTGTGGACGTGGCCGACATGACCAATCTGGCCGCCGCCGACACCGACTAAGCGAGAGGGGGGCACGCGATCATGGCCTTGACCAAATACGCGCTGTGTTCGCGTGCCCTCATCAAGCTGGGCTGCGCCACCATTTCCAGCTTCGATGAAGGCACCGCCGAATCCGAAGTGGCGGCGCTGCTGTACGAACCCACCCGTGACGCCATGCTGTCGGCGCATCCGTGGAGCTTCGCCACCGGGCAGATGACCCTGGCCCGGCTTTCCGCCGCCCCGGTGGCCGATTTCGACCACGCCTATCAGCTTCCGCCCGACTTCCTGCGCGCCCTGTCGGTCGGCGACGGCGACACCCAGCGCGGGCGCGGCGCGGTCTATCGCATCCACGAACGGCGCATCCACACCGACGTGGACCCGCTGATCCTGACCTATATTTTCCGCCCGGACGAAAGCGCCTGTCCGCCCTTCTTCGAGGCGGCCTTGATTAACCGGCTGGCCGCTGAATTCTGCCTGCCGCTGACCGAGAACACGTCCCGCGCCGAACTGATGGCGAACCTTGCCGAACAGGAATTCCGCCGGGCCAAGCTGACCGACGCGCAGCAGCAGACCCCCCAGAAGTTCGAGGACTTCACCCTGATTTCCGTGCGGGGCTGACATGCAAGAGGCGTCGAAAAGCGCAGCTTTGAGGGGGAACGTGTAATGGTGTTCCGCGTCCCCACCCAGCAATACAGCTTCACGTCCGGCATGTTGGACCCCGCCTTGGCGGCGCGCACCGACATCCGCGCCTATTACGCCGGGGCGATGGACCTGACCAACATGCTGGGCCTGCCCCAGGGCGGCGTGGAGACGCGCCCCGGCCTGGAACGGGTGGCCGAACTGCCCCAGGCCGCCACGGGCGCGCGGCTGGCCCGCTTCGAGTTCTCGACGGAACAGACCTATCTGGCGGTGTTCACCGCCCTGGAAGTCCGCATCTACATGGACGGCGTGTTGCAGGCCACGGTGGTGACGCCCTACACCGCCGCCCAACTGTCGGCGCTGGACTGGACCCAAAGCCTGGACACCATGATCCTGGTGCATCCCGACCACGCGCCGCGCAAGCTGGTGCGGCAGGGGTCGCATACCGCCTGGGCCATCGAAACCATTTCGCTGTCCAACGTCCCCACCCATGATTTCGGCGGCGGCACCGCCGAGGCCACTTGGAGCGACACGCGCGGCTGGCCCCGGTCGGTCTTCCTCTATGAAGGCCGCCTGTATTTCGGCGGATCCCGGACGCGGCCGCAAACCGTGTGGGGCAGCAAGGCCGGGGAATTCTTCGACTTCGCCACCACCGCCGATTCCCTGGATGACGAAGCGGTTGAACTGTCCCTGGACGGGGACCGGGTGTGCGCCATCGAACAGATGTACGCCCTGGACGATATGTTCCTGTTCACCTCGGGCGGCGTGTTCGTGGTCATGGAAAGCCCCGTCACGCCCAAGAACTTCTATGCCTCGCGCCATTCGGAAATGCCCGCCTCGAACGTCCGCCCGGCGGAAATCGACGGCTCTGTCGCCTTCGTCAAGCGGGGCGAAACCACCGCCCAGGGCGGCCAGCACCAGTCCTTGCAGGAACTGGTCTATGACGACAACCGCCAGGGCTACACCACCCAGGACTTGGCGCTGCTGGCCGCCACCCTGATGCGCAATCCGGTGGACCTCGCCATGCGCCTGGGCAACGAGGCCAACAGCGCCAACCACGTCTATGTGGTGAACGCGGACGGCACCATGGCGGTGCTGAACACCCGCCGATCCCAGCAAATCACCGGCTGGACCTTCTGCCAGACGGCGGGGGCGTTCCAGGCGGTGGCGGTGGTGTCCAACATCCCCTATTTTATGGTCAAGCGCACCATCGCCGGGGCGGACCGCTGGTTCATCGAACGGCTGAACCGCGCCCATCGGCTGGATTGTTCCGTCCGCCGGACCAGCGCCACCCCGCAAACCGTGTGGACCGGCCTGGACGCCCTGAACGGTCAGGCGGTGTCCTTGGTCGGCGACGGCTACACCCTGACCGACACCACCACCGTGTCCGGCGGAACCGTCACCGTGCCGTTTCCGGTGTCGGTGCTGGAAGTGGGGCTGGCCTTCGATTGGGCGGCGGAAACCATGCCCATCGAGGCGCAATTGTCGGACGGAACGCTGATCGGCAACCGCCACCGCCTGACCAAGGCCACGGTGCGGGTGCAGGACACCTTGGGCATGGCCGTCAACGGCCGTCCGGTGGCCTTCGCCACGGCGCAATATTTCGATCAGCCGCCGCCGCCGTTCTCGGGCCTGAAGACCATCCGCCTGCTGGGCTGGTCCGGCGGGGCCAGCGGCCACGGCGCAACGCTGCGCATGACGGGAAACTCCCTGTCCCCCGCCACCATTCTGTCCGTCACCGTCGAAGTCGCGGCATAGGAGGCCGTCGCATGGGAAGCAAGCCCCTTCAGACCATCCTGCCCTTGGTTGCCATCGGTGCCGCCGCCTATTTCACGGGCGGGTTCGGCTTGCTTGGCGCGGAAGGGGCTGGGGCCGGTGCCGCCGCCGCCGAGGGCGCGGCCGCCGCCACCAGCGCCACCAGCGTGGGCGCGACCGTTGCCGCCAATGCCGCGCCCGCCGCCGTCGCCGCCGAGGGCATGGCGGGCCTGAGCGCGGGCGAAGCGGCGCTGCTGTCCCAGGCCCAGGCCGCCGCCGCCGCGCCGATCACCACCGCCGCGACCGAAGCCGCCGCCACCCCCTGGTATCAATCGGCCTGGACCTGGGCCAAGGCCAACAAGGATGTGATCGGCATCGGCGTGTCCGGCATGGGCGCGGTCATGGGCGGCGTGTCGTCCCACAATCAGGCGACGGCCCAGGAAAACGCGCTGAAGCTGCAATCGGCCAGCGACGCCTTGGACCTCGCCCAGCGCGAGCGCGACAGCCAGGAACGGCTGCGCAACACCCTGGCGTCCCAGCAGGTCTATTACTCGTCCCTGGGGGTCAACGCCTCGGAAGGGTCGGCCATGAGCGCGGCCGAAGCGGCGCGCGGTCAGGCGGATCGGGAACTGTCCCTGTATTCCGCCTATGGCGGCACCCAGGCCAGCGCCTACGGCATGAAGCGGCGCATGGCCGCCCGCTCCAAGTCCGGGGCCTATCCCGGCGCGCTGCTTGATTTCGGCGTCAACGTCTACGACAGGATGGCCTGACATGCGGCGCGGCGGCCCGGTCCCGGAATATCAGCGCGATTCCACGTCCATGCGCGGGGCGGTGCGCTCCATTGCGTCCTATGCCGACGCGGCGGCCGTCGGCGGCATGGGCGGCATGGCGGCCCAGGCCCTGACCGACGTGGGCTTCCGGCTGATGGACGATCACCGCCGCGAGCAGGCGGCGGCCCACACCGCCTATCTGGCCCGCGCGGAACTGAACCTGGATTCCAGCCTGACCCAGGCGGCCACCGACCACGGCGAAGACCTGACCGGGTTCAACACCCGCGCCCAGGCCATGCGCAACGAATGGCTGAACCAGTTCAAGGACGACGAAAAGGAAACCGCCGGGCTGGTCTTTGACCGCAAGGTCATGCGCTTGCAGCAGCCCATTATCCAGGCCCAGCGGGACAAGGGCCGGGCGCAGACCAAGGCCGACCTGCTGACCAGCCAGTCCAAGAGCTTCGACGCGGCCACCGCCGCCATGCGCAAGGGGGATACCACCCTGGCCCAGGAAGAGGCCGCCAAATACATGGTGGCCCGCGAAGCCCTGTTCGGCGATTCCCTCATCACCCCGGACCAGTATGTCCACCATGCCGAGGCCCTGGACTGGGGCCTGCGCCGGGCCAAGTCCCTGGGGGAATTCGACAAGGCCAAGGCCGGGGGCTTGGCGCGGGCGGAAAAGTTCCTTGCCGATTTCGCCAAGCGCGACGACATCCACCCGGACGAGCGCGAAAAGCTGTCCATGGAAATGAACCGCGACATGGCGGACTTGCGCGCGGAACACCGCATCGCCCTGGGCGACATGCGCGAACAGGCGCGGGTGGCGGTGGACGCCATCACGTCGGGACGCACCTTCGGCAACCTGGACGCGCTGAAGGCCAGGGCGCGGGCCTTGGGCGACACCGACACCCTGACCGCCCTGTCCCAGGCCCAGTCCCTGTCCCAGGGCGCGGACGAATTCGCCAAGCTGACCCCCACCCAGATGGGCGAGGTGATCGCCGAGAAGCGGAAATCCGTCACCAGCGAATTCGACAACAAGCGGCTGGACGTGTTCGAGAAGATTTTAACGCAGTCCGTCAAGGATTTGTCCGCGTCCCCGCTGGATTACGTTGAAAGCCGCGACATCCGCAAGCTGGCTCCGGTCATGCCAAACAGCGGCCCCGACGTGTGGCAGCAGCGGGTCAAAGACGCCGAATTCATCCGCGAACGCTTCGGCCTCGCCCAGGTGCCGGTGCTGCGCAAGGAAGAGGTGCAGGGGCTGAAACTGGCGCTGGGCAGCGCCAGCGGCCAGGACAAGGCCGCCATGCTGGCGACCATGACCGCCGGGCTGGGGGAAAAGCACCTGCCGGTGGTGCTGAAGGCACTGTCCGAGGATCAGCCGGAATTCGCCCATGCAGGCGTCATCGCCCTGAAAGACCTGGACGCGGCGCGCACCATCCTGATCGGCGAAGAGGTGAAGCGCACGCAACACCAGTTCGTTCCGAATAAGGGACAGTCGCTATACACGGCCATCGCGGAAGCATTGCCGCCAGAAACTATTGATGGTTTTGGCCCCGTCACTCGCGGCGGCCTGGAAAGCACGGTGCTGTCCGCCTATGCCAAGCTGTCCATGGACGTGGCCGACACTACCCAAGTGGTCAACAAGGACCGGCTGAAACAGGCAGTGTCCCTTGTGACCGGCGGCGTGGTGGAATACGACCGCAAGGGGCTGTTCTCGGGATCCGTGAAGACCATCGCCCCGGTGCGCGGCATGACCAGCGACCAATTCACCAAGCTGATCGACAGCCTGCGGGATTCCGAGATCGGCAAGCCACACTTGCCGGTGGCGGGCAAGAATTCGGGCGGCACCCTGACCGCCGCCAACATCCGCGAATATGGCCGCTTCGTCGCCCTGGGCCATGGGCGTTACGCGGTGGAGATCGAGAACCAACCCGCCGTCAATCCCGACGGAAGCCCCTATGTCCTGGACCTGCCGGGCGTCCTTCGCGGCCGCGCCGAGGCGGACAAGATCGCCCCCCCGGTCCGATAGGGAGACGCCATGTTCATTTCCGACACCGACACGGCGGATTATCTGGACGGGGCGGCGGTCCGCGACTTCAAGCCGCTGGCCCAACCGGGCGTCAAGGACGGGTTCGCGCGCCTGCGCGAGGTGTTCCGCTCCAAGCGGTTCGAGGATTTGTCCAGCAGCCGGTGGACCAATCTGCGCGACGAATACACCCAATACCGGGAACATATCAGGGACGTGACGGGCGTTCGACTGCCCGACCCGGTGGGGCTTGGCCGGGAATCGGCCATCCCCAGCGGCACCGACCTGATGGGCAATTTCTTTTCCCGCGCCCTGTTCGGCCACGACTGGGTGTTGTCGCAGGCCAGCCAGTATGACCGCCGCATGGCCGACTTTCAGGCCAGCGTCGCCGAACTGGCGAAGAAGCACCCGGACCTGAAAATCCGCACGCCGGAAGAGATCGACGCCACCATTGCCGAGAAGGCCAAGGCCCTGCGCGAGTCCCTGGACGCGGGCGTGGACGTTGGCTATTCCGGCCTGGGCCGCTTCGCGGGCGAGGTGGGCGCGCTTGCGTCGGACGAAGTGAACATCGCGTCCATGCTGTTCGGCGGCGCGGGCAGCGTGCGGGCGGCGGGCACCACCCTGACCGCCAAGCTGGCCCAGGTGGGCAAGGTGGCGGCGGTGGAAGGCGTCATCGGCATGGCCTCGGAAACCGCCATCCAGCCCCAGGTTTTCGCCTATAAGCGCGACATCGGCAGCAAATACACCGTGGGCGACGCGGTGGAGAACATCGCCATGGCGGGCGTGGGCAGCGCCGGGTTTTCCGTCGTCGCCGAGGGGGCGGGCCTGGGCGTCCGGGGCCTGCTGAAGCGGTGGCGCAAGGCCAAGGCCGAACACCCGGCGCTGGCCGCCGACGCCGACGGCGAAGCGGCGGAAGCGGTGCTGCAAGAGGTGGTGGACCGCGCCGATTCCAACCCCTTCCCCGAAGGGATCGAGTTCGAGGTTTCCCACGCCCGCGCCCTGGACGAGGCCACCGCCGCCGCGATTTACGGCACGCCCGCCGACGGCGAGGCCCTGACCCGCCTGCGCGACCACCAGCGTGAAAAGATCGGCAGGCTGGTGGATTTCGTGCGCCTTCCCGACGAACTGCGCGCCCGTGGCGAACGCAAGAAGCCCGACGCCATCCACCACACCCGGATGACCGATGGCCGGGCCGAGGACTTGTCCAGCGCCATCAAGGACGGCACCGGCCTGGACGTGGACCTGTCGCACATGGTCCACCGCATGGACGAAGACGGGGTGCGCCATTCCCTGGGAAAGCACACCCGCGACGCCCAGCCGTTGCGGCCGGAAGACCTGCAATTGGTCCCCGAGATCATCCGTTCGGGTGAAATCGTCAAGGCCGACATCGGCAAGACCAAGCTGGTGGGGATCGAATACCGGGCGCTGGTGGACAGCGATTGGCTGCACGTTCACGAAGAGGTGCGGAAAAGCGAACTGGTGTTCACCACCGCGTACCGGAAGCCGGGACCAAAAACAAAGCCGGGATCCATGGACCCCGGCTCTGTTGGCCCCCGGCGCTCTCCCAGTGAAGGGTGGCCGTCTCCGGGGGTATCCAAAAACCACATCTCGGACCCTAATGCCGCTTCCGTGGAAGCTCCCCAGGGTAAACGTCCGCAACGCGCCGAGGCTCTGACCACCAATATAGCACCGCGCGGCCGCCGCGCCAACCTGCCCGAATCGCTGAAGGAACCGAAGGACAAGCCGGTGCGCTTGGCCGAATGGGTCCGCCGCCAGGGCGGCGTCAAGGACGACGGCGGCGAGTTGCGCGGCATGGACGCCCAGCGCCGTCCGGGGGTCATCAGCAAGGACGGCATGAGCGCCGACGACGCGGCCTTGCGCGCCTGGGAAGCCGGGTATTTCCCCAGCCATTCGGAACGCCCCAGCGCCAACGAGTTCCTGGACGCCATGGCCGACGATCTGGGCAACCGCCCCCGCTACACCCAGGACGGCGAGGACTTGGCGGCGCACATCGACGCGGTGCGGCAACGCTGGCAGGAACTGGACCGCGCGGGCATCGATCCCACCGGCATGACGGATTCCGACCTGGACCGGGCGGTGGCGTTGCGGCGGACCAAGGACGCGGCCGACGCCATGGGCGTGCGCCTGTCCGACAAGGAAGCCCAGGACTTGGCGACCATCGCCACGGAACAGGGCCTGTCCCCGGACGACATCGTGGACGATTTCGTGGAGCGCCGCGCCATCCTGGCCGCCGACGCGCCCGGCCGGTTGCCCAGCGAACGCTTGCGCGTCCTGTCGGAATCGGTGGCCGCCCGCGCCCAGGAAATGGAAACCATGGCCGAACGCGACGCCATGCGCCTGCTGGCCGACCTGGACGCCAAGGGCGAAGACCTGCCCGTCCCGGTGCCCGGCATGGTGGACGAGGAAACCGGCATGGCCCTGTATCGGTCCGCCAAGGAACTGGTGGAAGAGATCAAGGCCGAGGTTGAGAACGCGGACCTGTTGCGGGTCTGTGCGACGGGGAGCGCGTAACCATGGGCGACATCGCCAAGTGCCTGGACGGCATGGTGCAGGAAGGGCGGCTGAACCGCGAGCAGGCGGAAAAGGCCCTGCGCAGCGTGCGCAAGTTGCAGGACGAATACGCCGAAACCATGTCCCGGTCCGCCGCCGAACAGGCGGCCATTGACGCCTTCACCCGCCGCGCCCAGGCCGACGCCAAGCGCAAGAAGCACGTCACCAATCTGCAAATCCTCGCCACCAAGCGGGTCATGGATCAGGCCCAGGCCCATTCCCACGGCACCGCTGCCGGGGCCATGGCGCACCTGACCAAGGATTCCTGGGGCGAGGCCAAGCACTCCAACGTGGAATACCGCAAGGACTCGATCCTGGGGCAGTTCCACCGCATGTTCGGGGACGGGATCGAGGCGTTCCGCTCGAAAAAGGCCGGGATTGTCACCGACACCCTGGGCCAGCGCGACTTCATCCGGGAACTGTACGGCGACGACACCGGCAATTCCATCGCCAAGGCGGCCGCCGAATCCTGGAAGCAGACCGGGGAATATGCCCGGACCCGCTTCAACGCGGGCGGCGGCGACATCAAGAAGCGGTCGGACTGGTTCGTCCCCCAGCACCATGACCAGCGGCAGGTGAAGCGGGCCGGGCGCGAGGACTGGGTTTCGTTCGTCCGCCAACAGAACTTTGAAATCCGCGACCCGGAAACCGGCGAGGTGCTGAACGACATGCAGGCCCATGTGGCGCTGAACGCCATGTGGGAAACCATTCAGTCCGGCGGCCTGAACCAGATGCAGCCGGGCGTCATGGGCATGAAGAAGCTGGCGAACGCCCATGCGGACCCCCGCCTGCTGCAATTCAAGGACTCGAAAAGCTGGCTTGCCTACAACGACAGGTTCGGCGCGGGCGACATTTACGGCCTGCTGACCGGCCACCTGGACGGCATGGCCCGCGACATCGCCATGATCGAGGTGCTGGGGCCGAACCCGGACGCCATGGTGCGGATGCTGGTGGATACCGTGCGGGTGGCCGAGGCCAAGGCCCCGGAAACCAGCCTGGGCAAGAAGCTGCGCCCCGATCAGGTGGGCCTGCGCCTGATGGAATCGCCCAAGACCATCCAGGACACTTATGCGGTGCTGTCGGGCAAGGTGTCCATGCCGGTGTCCGAACTGGTGGCGAACACCTTCGGCGGCCTGCGCAACCTGCTGTCCATGGCGCAGTTGGGCAGCGCCCCCATTTCCGCCGTCACCGACCTTTCCTTTCTCGCCAAGACATCGCTTTGGAATGGCCTGCCCGCCACGAAGGTGCTGAAGCGTCACCTGTCCCTGCTGAACCCGGCCAATGCCGATGACCGGGCCTTCGCGGCGCGGTCCGGCCTTGTCGCCCAGGCGTGGGTGTCCCGCGCGGTGTCGGCCAAGCGGTTCCAGGAAGAGGTGGTGGGCGACGGCTGGACCTCGCGGCTGGCCGATTCCTTCCACCGTATCACCGGCCTGACGCCCTGGACCCAATCGGGGCGGTGGGCGTTCGGCCTGGAATTCATGGCGACGCTGGCCGAGAACGCGGGCAAGGGCATGGCCGACCTGGACCCGGCCCTGAAGCGCGCCCTCTCGGGCTATGGCATCACGGACGATCTGTGGGAAGCGGCGCGCAAGTTCGCGCCGACCGAGCATTCCGGGGCCAAGTTCATGAACCCGGCGGACATGATCGCCAGCGGGGACGCCAAGCTGTCCCAGGCCGGGCAGCGCATCCATGAAATGGTGCTGACCGAAACGGATTTCGCGGTGCTGGAACCGGACGCCCGCGTGCGCGCCATCGCCACCCAGGGCACCCAGCGCGGCACGCTGGTGGGCGAATTGTGGCGCAGTTCCATGATGTACAAGTCCTTCAGCATCACGGTCATGACCACCCACATGATGCAAGGGCTTGCCCACGGCGATTTGAAAAAAGGCCAATACTGGGCTGGGCTTATGGTTGGCCTAGTCGGCATGGGGGCGGTTTCATTGCAGATGCGTCAGGTGTCGCAGGGCAAGGATCCGCGCGACATGAACGATGGACAATTCTGGATCGAGGCGTTCATGCAGGGTGGCGGCCTGGGCATTTTTGGTGACTTCCTCCGCTCTGCTGTCTCGCGCAATGGCGATGATTTCGTGAAAACGGCTATTGGCCCGGTCGCAGGTCTTGCCACAGATGCCCTTCGGCTAACCTCTGGGCAGGTTCGGCGATATTACGACGGTGCGGACACCAACGCGGCGGCGGAATTGGTGCGCGTCAGCCAGAAGTACAATCCGATGTCTACCCTTTGGTATGCAAGGCTTGGTTGGGATCGTCTCATCACCAACCGCCTGCAACTGGCCGCCGACCCGCGCACCGCCCAGAAGTTCGCGCGGATGCAGAAGATGACGAAAGAGGATTACGGGCAGGACTATTACTGGCGTCCGGGCGACAGCGGCCCGGCCCGCGCCCCCAGCCTCGGGGCCATGTTCGGAGGATCGGATTGATGACGGAACACATTCAAATCAACGACGTGTCGCCCCGTATCCAGTATGTGGGAAACGGCTCGCAAGTCGCCTTCACCTATCCTTTCGCCATCTTCCAGGAAACCGATATGGAAGTGTGGCTGGATGACACGGAACAATCCGTCGGGTTCACCGTCGCGGGGGCGGGCAGCACCAGCGGCGGCACCGTCACCTTTGACGCCGCCCCCGGAACCGGCGTGGTGGTGACACTGCGCCGACAAATCGTTATCGCGCGGACTTCCGACTATCAGCCTGACGGCGTGATCCGCGCCAACGCCCTGAACAGCGAATTCGATTATCAGGTGGCATCCACCCAACAGGTGGCCGAGGAATCCAGCCGTGCGGTCAAGCGGTCCCCCACCAGTTCCAGCACGGCCGACCTGACCTTGCCCGAGCCGGTGGCGGGCCGGGCCTTGGTGTGGAACGAAACCGGCGATGGCCTGACCAACAGTGCCGCCGACCCTGACGCCCAGGTAGAGATTGCCGCAGCGCAAGCGAACGCGGCAGCAGCATCAGCAGCGGCGGCGGCCACGTCCGAGGGCACCGCTACCACGCAAGCCGATATCGCCACCATCAAGGCGGGGGAAGCGTCTGCCAGTGCGGCGGCAGCAGCGGCTAGCGCGGGTGCGGTGAATCTTCCGAGCGCGGCGGGGCACGGCACCCACTACATCCGCCAGAAGGCGGCGGGAGACGGTTTCGAGTATCGCACCCCTATCCAGGTTCTGGCCGACATCGGCGGGCAGTCGGCGGCGGACGTGACGGCGGCGCTGTCCGGCTTCACCTCCCAGATCGACACCCTCAAGACCAACCTCGCCATGACGATCATTCGCCTGATCGCCAACGCCGGTTCGTCCTACATGGGGATGGTTGATGGGTGGGCGGATGAGTTTGAGGATGAGACTGGGGTAGACGCTGCGTCAGTCAACAAAATCTACGACTCGACTGGCGACTTCTACACCAACAAGACGGTCTACACCCCTAATAACACCACTCTAACAGCCTCTGGCTGGACGAAAACCGCGACATCGGTAAGTAAGCCAGCAACAAACAGCGGTGGGCGCCTAAATTGGACTATCACCGGAGACTTCGAGATCACGTTCGACAATACCGGAACCCATGCCCAGTTCGGAGTGTATGCAGCGAGTGAAGACGCAACATTCACCACGGCCAACTACTGCAATATGGGTGCGATGACAAATTCATATCACATGAATTACGTCACCAACATCCAGCGTGGTTCGACAACGGTAGCAACACTTGCTGACAACTACTTCACTGGCGCGACCGTGACTATCAAGCGGGTTTCCGGGGTGATTAGCTTCTGGAAGAACGGAGTGTTGGCTTACACATTCGCCACGCCGTATTCAGGTGACATGCGCTTCGCCATGAGCGGTCATAACACTACCTCGAACTCGTGGAATAACATAACCATGGTTGATGGGAGCAGCATCGTCAACGTGGCGCTGCTTTCCATCACCAAGACCGCCGATGCCGTACCCTCGCAGGGTCGCGTGACACTGATTATCGATCCCCAGGTCGCCGTCACCTACGGCACAGACAACCGCATCAGCATGTCCCGCGACGGCGGCACCACCTGGGTCACCGGGACGATGGTCACCGAGGCGGTCAACCTCGACTTCCCTGGCGGCTACACGGTGGACACCGTCACGGCTTCGTTCGACTTCGCAGGGACGCCTTCCGGCACCTCCATGAAACTCGAATGGGCCACCTTCAACAACAAGCACCAGTTGCTTCACGCATGGTATCCCGAGTGGAAGGTGTAACGATGCAGGAAAAGAAGAACGGCAGGTTCCCTGTCGATAAGCCGGTTGGCGGGAAATAGCACTGCAAACTCCGAAGCCGTAAGAACGAAAGGTAAACGAATGCCGCCGACGCCGATCAAGCCGGGGACCAAGCCGGTGAAAAACCCGAAACAACCCGAACCGCTGGGGGGATGACATGCCGCACCCGAGCATTGGCGACACCGCCGCCGGGATGGGGGCCGCTTCCACCCTCTGGTGGACGCAGTACCTGGAACCCGTTCTGCAAGGCGTGGTGCTGCTCACCACCGCCGTTTTCATGATCCTGGGCGTTGCCATCCGCTGGAAGACCCTGCGGAAGGGGCAGGCCGAAACCGAGGGGGACGAATGATGAATACCTTTGACCGGGCGGCCGCCGTCATCATCGAGAAAGAGGGCGGCTATGTGAACGATCCCCGCGACCCCGGCGGGGAAACCAAGTTCGGCATTTCCAAGCGGTCCTATCCCGCCGTGGACATCGCCAACCTGACCGTGGACGACGCCAAGGCCATCTATCGGCGGGACTATTGGGACGCCTGCCAGGGCGATGCCCTGCCGCCGGACGTGGCCCTGCTGGTGTTCGACTGCGCCGTCAATCAGGGCGTCGGGGCCGCCAAGCTGCTGCTGCAAGAGGCGGCCGGGGTGAAGGCGGACGGGGCCATCGGCCCGGCGACGCTGGCCGCCGCCGCCAAGCCGGGCGTGGCCCGCGAGTTCGCCGCGCTGCGCGCGTGGCGGTACGAGATCAACCGCAACGAAGAGGTGTACGGGAAAGGCTGGTTCCGCCGCCTGTTCCACGTTTACGACCTCGCCACCAAGGGGGTGTGACATGAGCTTCATGGACGATGCGCTGGGCGTGCTGGGCAAGGTTGCCCCCACCCTGGCCGGGATGATCGGCGGCCCGTTCGCCGCCGCCGCCGTCACCGCCATCGAAGGGGCCTTGGGCCTGCCGGTGACGGGCGACAAGGAAGCCGCCCTGAAGGCGGTGGCCCAGGCCAGCCCGGAACAGCTTCTGGCCCTGAAGGCGGAAGACAACCGCCACGCCGAGGCCATGGAAAAGCTGGGCCTGGACCGCGAGGCCCTGGCCGTTCAGGACCGCGACAGCGCCCGCCGCCGCGAGGTGGATTCCAAGGACTGGACGCCCAAGGTTCTGGCCTTCGTCATCATCGGCGGTTTCTTCGGCACCGTGGCTTTCGTGCTGGGCAAGGGCCTGACCGGCATGGACGCGGCGGCGGCGGCCTTCGCCGGTTCGCTGGTGGGCTATGTGTCGGCCAAGGCCGAACAGGTGGTGGCCTATTATTTCGGGTCCAGCGCGGGCAGCGCCAAGAAGGACATGCTGCTGGCCCAGGCCCCGGCGATCAAGTGACCCGGACCCTGGACTATTGCGCCGTGCGCTCGCTGTGCGGCCGGGAAGCGGCGGACGAAATGTTCGGCCGCACGCTTCCGTCCGGGTTCGACATGGACCAGCCGGGGGACGAACTGATGGTGACGAAGATCGTGGAAGAGGCGGCCCGGTGCAGTGATTGCCCGGACCGCCTGCGGTGTCACGATTGA